TCATGTAACGGGAGTGCATTGAGATGACAGACGAACAACTCGCCAAGCTCGCGCTCAAGCACTTCGCACGATACGAGGAATGGAGCATCGACCTCAAATCATTTGCAGCCGAAGTGCGCGCAAATGCGCTTGAAGAAGCGGCCAACCATATCACGCGCGGAGTCGATGGCGTGAATCAGAACGGCTGGACCGATGCCGCCAATGAACGGCTGCGTTGCGCGGAGGCTATCCGCGAACTCAAGGAGACGGCATGACGCGCCCGCGCTGGAAGCAATCGAAGCCCGATCTGTGGCTCAATCACCCCTACTGCGCATTCTGCGGTCGAGACCCATACGAGTACGTCGACATCGGCGTTGGATACCAGGCCGTCGCCGTGAGCTGCTGCGATGAAGGAATAGCGGTCTATCAGTACTTCGACAAGCCGCTTGGCCGAATCGCCCGCTTGCTGACCGGAGACAAACGCCAGGCTGCACGCGGAAAGCGCCGATGGGCCGCATATCAGGAAATGCTCGACGAGCAGATGGATCAGGTCCACATGTGAATGTTGGCGATCGCACAAAAAAATTGACGCAAGCACTTGCGCAACGGATACCGTTTTAGTATCATTCATCTCAGCAGCACCAAACACAAACCAAAACCACGAACGGAAGATTAGACCATGAACATAGCCTGCAGCCTGAAGAACGCGTTATTATTACGCTCCGCAACGATTTTCCGCGCACGCCGGCATGACGCTGCGGAAAAAAATTTGTACGTGACGGATACCGTAGTAGCTAGCGTTTGCAAGGTCAACGACCTTTTTCTCGCTTTCTCTGCTGGCGCGTGCGCAATGGCTCTCGCCGTGATGATCGTATTGACTTTCTCCCGGAGCCTGCAATGCAACTGATCGCCAAATCGTTGAATGACCTTCGCCACGTTCAGACGAACGTGCGCCTGTCGCAAGCCGAGATTCTTGACGCCGAATACAAAGCACTCTGCGCGCGCACTGAGCAGCGCCAGCGTGCAGCAAAAGCCGATCTCGCTCGTCGCGGTGTGCATCCCCGCGTAGCGATCGGCAGCGGCTACGTGCCCCACTACATCGCGCGCCATTTCCTGCACGTCAAGGTGAGCTAGATGTACGCGCCAGACGACGACGGCTGGCAGTGGCAAGCCGAGCTTGAAGAACAGCAGCAGATTGAACTGAACGAACGAACTGAACGCACAGGAGAGGCAAATGGCAATCGTAACCTTCATTCTCGGAGCATCGGGCACCGGCAAGAGCACGTCAATGCGCAATCTCGATCCTTCGTCGACCCTTTTGATACAGGCTCTTAAGAAGCCATTGCCTTTCCGCTCGGCGGGATGGGGCTATCTGTCCAAGGACACGCCGCGTGGAAACGTGATCGTCTGCGATCAATCGGACAGCATCATCAAGTACATGACGCGAACGCAGCGCAAGGTGATCGTGCTCGACGACTTTCAGTACGTCATGTCGTCCGAGTTCATGCGCCGAAGCGACGAGAAGGGGTACGAGAAGTTCACCGAGATTGGCCGGCACGCGTGGGACATTCTGAACGCGGCGACTGCCCTGCCCGACGATGTGCGGGTCTACGTCCTGTCGCACACAGAGAAAAGCGACGACGGGACTACGAAGATGAAAAGCATCGGAAAAATGCTGGACGACAAAATTTGCCTTGAAGGCATGGTGACGATCGTCCTGCAAACCGATGTGATGGACCGTGACTATCGGTTCATCACGCAAAACAACGGCCGCAATACATGCAAGTCGCCGATGGGTCTATTCGAGGACGACACGATCCCGAATGACCTGGCGGCGGTCGACGCGGCTATCACCGAGTATTACTCCCTCACGGCTACGGCCTAACAAGCAACCACAGGAAAACGCACCATGTACGCACTGAACAGCGAGTCCGCGCAAGCAGCACGCAAGGCCGAGCAACGGACGAGCTTCATCGACGAAAAGGGCAAGTATGTCGGCAAGTTCACGCGCGCCGAGGACATCACCGCGGCAAGCGGCACACGCGGCATCGCATTCACGTTCGAGACTGACGACGGCCAGAAAGCAAACTTCTCGATCTACACCATTAAGTCGGATGGCGAAAAACTTGGCGACTATGGCACGCTTATGGCGCTAATGACCTGCCTCGGCGTGAAGGATATTCGGCCCGCGCAAGTCACGTCGCTGGTGTGGGACCGTGACGCAGGCGGGAACGTCAACAAGGAACTCATCCAGTTCCCCGAACTGCTCAACAAGCGCGTGGGCATCCTGCTCGCGATGGAAGAATACGAAAAGCGCGACCAGAGCAAGCGCCCGACCGGAGAAACCGGCTGGAGCGTGCGCCTGAATGCCGTGTTCCAAGCAGACACCGAACTCACGGCATCTGAAATTCTCGACCGTAAGACGACTCCGACGAAGCTGCCGCAGCTGGTCGCTGCCCTGAAGGATCGCCCGCTGAAGAACAAGCCGCATGCAGCATCGAGCGGCGCGTCGCATCCAATGGACATCGGCGGATTCGACGGTGGCGGTGCGTTCGATGATTCGATCCCGTTTGCCCCGGCATTCGCTCGCGCCGCTTGGGCTATCGCATGAGTTTAGGTTCGCTCAAAACCTGCTTCAAGTGTGGCGTTGAGCGGCCCATCAGCGAGTTCTACAAGCACTCGCGGATGGGCGATGGTCACTTGAACAAGTGCAAGGAGTGCACAAAGAGCGATGTCCGCAAGCACCGCGCCGAAAATCTGGACAAGATCCAAGCATACGACAGATCACGAGGAAATCTTCCTCATCGCGTCGCCGCAAGGATGGAATACCAACAGACGGAAGCTTACCGGCAGTCACACAAGGAATCGCTGAATCGCTACTTCGAGAAATTCCCGAATCGGCGCAAAGCGCAGGTGATTGCGGGAAATGCCATTCGGGACGGTCGATTAAAGCGTCAGCCGTGCCTCATCTGCGGCGAGCGCGGCGAAGCTCACCACCCGGACTACGATGCGCCGCTCGATGTTGTGTGGTTATGCACGACGCACCATAAGCAAGCCCATGCACTCGCAGTCGAAATTACCAGATCACAAGGAGAGCGCAATGCAAGAGTTCACAGTCTGGTTCGACAAGAGCACCAAGCCGATACACATTGGCGTCTATGAAGTGCGCCGCAAGCCGAACGGCAAGACCATCTTTCGGCTGTTCAGCTACTGGACCGGAAAGCGCTGGTCGTACACGGCGCAGACGCCACACGGCGCCGAGTCCTGCAAGCACAAGCCGAGCAGTGAAGCTGAGCGCGAAGGCGGCTTCGAATGGCGCGGGCTGCGACGCAAAAAAATTTGACCGCTAAAGATACCGTCATGGTATCGTTATGCATGTACCGATACCGCAGCACAGACCGATAAAAAAGGAACCGAAATGTCACTCAACCTGTTCGAAATCTCCCGAGAGTACCGCGAAGCAGCCGACACGCTGGTAGAGCTCGATCTGGACGAAACGACCGTGCGCGACACGCTGGAATCCATCAGCGGCGATCTGACGACGAAGGCGCAGAACATCGGCTTCGTCATCAAGAACATCGAGGCGAGCGCAGAGCAGATTAAGGCGCACGCCAAGGCGATGCTCGACAGGGCGAAGGCGCTGGAGAACCGTGCAACGTCGGTCAAGCAATACCTGTTCGACGGGATGAAGCTGGCGAACGTGCCGAAGATCGACACGCCGTTTTTCAAGCTCGCGATTCGCGACAACCCGGCTGCGGTGCATATCGACGACGAATCGCTGATCCCCGCCGAGTACAAGACTGATCCCCTGCCGCCAGTTCCGGCGCCAGACAAGAAGTTGATCGCCGCCGCGCTGAAAGACGGCTTTGAAGTGCCGGGCTGCCGCCTTGTTCGCGGCCAGCGTTTGGATATTCGCTAAGTCGAGAACCGCCATGCACACCGTCATCCTGCCTCACTTATCAAGCTACGCCGAGTATGGCTGCGTTGACGGTGGATCGTGGTTTCAGCGCCGCGTCGTCAGTCTCGCGCAGGTGTGCTGGTGCTGAACAGTTTTTGCAGTACGAACCGGCGTGATCCGGCTTACTGGCGAATCCGGGCCAGCCGAAAGCCCCGGATAACAATCTGAGAGGACTGAGCCATGCGCAAATAACCAATGCCATTGCTGCTAAGGCCGATGGCCCGTTGAGAGCGGCACGATAGTCCGCATGGGATCGCACTTGCCCGATGGTTGAGGAGTACCCACCCTCGCTAACCAGATGACGGCGCCAAGCAACATGAGGTCGCAACACACTGCCGGGCCTGACGATCCGGGTGAAGCATCCAAAGCATGCCGCTGGCCCGGCGTAATGGGCAAGTTCAAGAGAGCCAACATGAATGCAGACGAATGCTTAGCCCGCTTTATGGCCGCAGTGCGCGACGGGCGTAGCGGATCGTTCGAGCGCGCGAAGCAGATCGTCGAGAGCGTTCGCAGCAGGGCCGGTGATGAAGCGGCAGAGCGGGCGAAAAAAGAGTTATGGGCGTTTATTAGGAGCGACCGAAAAGCATGAAAAAAGAAATCATCGGCGATGCAACGCTGTATTTAGGGGATTGCCGCGAAATCCTGCCGACGCTGCCGCGCGTGGATGCGGTAATTACTGATCCGCCGTACGGGATCAATAAAGATGGTCAGAAGCGCACCACGGGCGGCCATGGTGGGCGAAAGGCCTACGACTTCATGGGATGGGATGGCGAGCGTCCGGGCGATGAAGTTTTCGAAATGATCCTCAAGGCAGGCAAGAAGCACGTCATCTGGGGCGGCAACTATTTCGCCGACCTTCTGCCTCCCACAATGCGCTGGCTCGTTTGGGATAAGGGGCAGCGTATCAATCAATCAGACGGCGAACTTGCGTGGACAAGCATCCAGGCTGCGCTGCGGATCTGCACGATGAACCGCGTCGAGCTGATGACTGACGGCGCAGAGCATCCAACCCAGAAGCCTGTTCGTCTGATGAAGTGGAGCATCGAGCAAGTTGGGGATGCGCTGCTCATCCTAGACCCGTTTATGGGTTCCGGTAGCACCGGAGTTGCTGCGGTGCAAATGAACCGCGCCTTTATCGGCATCGAGCGCGAGCCGAAGTACTTCGAAATCGCCTGCCGCCGCATCGAAGACGCCCAGCGCCAAGAATCCTTATTCGAGCCGACTCCCGCAGTCAAGAACGAACAAATGGGACTGCTCGCATGACAGACCATCCATTATCCGGCGTTGCGCAGTTCCTGACACTGCCCTTGCCGCCGTCGATTAACTGCTATTGGCGGAAATGCCCGCGTGGCATGTTCATCACGAAGGAAGGCAAGGACTTCCGCCAACGCGTCGCCGAGATCGTCGCCGAGCGCCAAGCCATCAAGTTCGGCGATGCGCGACTGTGCGTGGCGATGCACGTCAGCATGCGAGATCGGCGCGTGGCCGACATTGACAATCGCGTGAAGGCCGCGCTCGATGCGCTGACGCATGCAGGTGTCTACGACGACGACAGCCAGATCGACGAGCTATTCGTCGCGCGCGGCGAGATCGTCAAGGGCGGCCGGTGTCACGTCATGGTCATGGGGGCGTGATGGACAAGCAACTCTACCGCCTCGTGCATCCTACCGCGCGCCAGTTAGCGAGCCGCGCATGCATCCACGCGCCAGACGGATTCATTGTCGAGATCAAGGCGCCGACGAAATCTAGCGATCAGCAGGCCAAGTATCACGCCATGTTCGCCGATGTCGCCGCTCAAGTTCCATTCATGGGATCAATGCGCGACCTTGAAACGTGGAAGCGCCTGCTCGTCGACGCGTTCGCGCGCGTGAAAGCGGCCGAAGGCGATCCGGTGCAAGGCGTCGGCGCGATCATCCCCAATCTCGACGGAACCGGCTTCGTGCAGCTTGGCGTGCAGACGCGCAAGTTCAGCAAGCGCCACGCGTCAGAGTTCATCGAATTCCTTTATGCCTTTGGCGCCGAACACGATGTCAAGTGGAAAGACCCCGCTCCGGCCGGATATGAGGGACTGGCAGCATGACCGGCAAGCTCAATCCCAACAGCGTGCGCAACGACACGCGACGCAAGATCGTCGAACTGCTCACACAGGAGCCGATGACTGCGATCGAGCTGCAAGCAATCGTCGGCATCGCTGAAACCGGCGTGCGTCGCCATCTGCGCATCTTGCGCACTCAGACGCCGAAGCAGGTCTACATCTGCGACTGGCACCGCATGGTCGGCAAGAGCGGCTTGTGGGGCGCCGTCTACGCTGCCGGCAACAAGCGCGACAAGCCGGAGCCGGATCGCACCGAGGCACGTCAACAGGCATCGGCCCGTCACTACCGCAAATATTCAGGCGTATTCAAGGCGCGTAGGACTGCTTGCGATGGGCGCGCGCATCCGTTCGCCGGATTGCTGGAGTCGGCACGATGAAGCGCTCTGCATTGAAGCCTAGCGCATTCAAGCGCAAGCCCGGCGCGTCGTTCAGCAGCTTTCGCAGCGCGACGAAGCAGCTGGAGCGCAAGCCGATGAAGAAAACCGCGCGCAAGGCCAAGCCTGGCGATGACAGGCGCATGCGAGACGCCTGCCGCAATGAGCCGTGCTACCTGCAAATCCCCGGCGTCTGCAATGGCGACTGGCGAACATGCGTGCCGGCGCACCGGAACGAAGGGAAAGGCGCTGGCCTGAAAAACGCTGACTTTTTTACGCTGCCCGCGTGCTTCACATGTCACACCGAATTCGATCAGGGAAAGCGATTCCTTCGCCAGCAGAAGCGGGACATGTGGAACGCAGCATTCGAGCGATGGAGCGCAGACCGCGCGGCAAAGCTAGGCATCACACAACCACAGATGGAGACGGTATGACAGTTCAGCGATTCGGCACCAGCTCGGCGCCCTGCCCCAACGGCGTCTACGTTCGCCACTCCGACTATGCAACGCTTGAGGCTGAGTGCGAGCGGTTACGGGCACTGGAAACAGCGGTTCGGGATCACCGGTCAATGTACGAAGACACCAGTGACGAATACAACATGAGCGCGCGCGGCATCGGAGAAGCGCTCGACAAGATCGAAGCAGCACGCACGACGGAGCAGTCATGATCGACATCGACACATTGGAAGCGCTGGCGAAGGCGGCGACGCCTGGTGAATGGGTCAGCTATACGCCTATCGGTGCAGCGCTGAACCCATGGGAGGCGACTTTTGTTGCCGGCCCGATCCCCCGCTATATGGATCGGTCGCAAGGGTTCTGCCCTGCCGATGGCAACTACATCGGTGCAGCCAACCCGCAAGTTGTCCTCGCCCTTATCGCCGAGGTGCGGGCGCTGCGGGCGGATGCGGCGCGGCTGGATTTCCTAATCGACAACGATGCGCACGTCTGGTCGATGGGGTTGGGTTGGCACGTAACAACCGGACACTCTGATGATCCGCAGAACCTAGAGCCATGGGACGCACATTGCGAATCGGCGCGAGAAGCGATCGACGCCGCGCGAGGTGCCAAATGAAAAACATCGCCATCAGCAGTACACGCACAGCCGAGACCGTCGCTCACGAAGACATGATCGCGGCAATGATTGCAAGCTACTCCTACACGCTCGACGAGATTTTCGCCCTACTCAACGAGCGCCCGCGCGCTGCTGTGCGTGACACGCTGCATGCACTCGTCGCGAAAGGCGTCATCTGGCGCGACGCCACGACATCGCGCGTGCGCTATGCATTGCTCGAAGGCGATGCACTGCGCGAAGCAATCGAACGAAAGACAAAACGGAGTGCGTCGCCGGTCTGGATGCACCGCAATCTCATCGGATACGAGGCTGAACAGCGCCGCTTCCGCGATTTATGCATGAAAACACGAAATTAGGTATTGCGTTACAGATACTGTTGCGGTATCGTTACGCCAATAGCAGCACACACCAATAATCAACAACAAACGGAACGGAACCATGCTCTACACGAAATTTTCAGCATTATTACGCACGCCTGCGAACGCCATCATGGCCGCTCGTGTAAGCGCGTGCTCAGTCACTGCGCGCCGGGCGGCCGCCTCAAAGCGCCACATCGGAACCCGCACGGTGAAACAAGACCAACTTGCCCGCGCGCTCGCCCAGGCGACAGACGCATACCTGCGCTCTATCACGCCGACCAGTCAACTGACGCACAACCTGATCGCGGCAACCGCAGCCATCCTTGCGCGGGATAACCACGACCAGGTAAGCATTCGCATCGGCAACATACCGGCAATAACCCGCAAGCCGAATGCAAGCGCAGCTGCGTGACGAGCGTTGAGCGGCGCGACCCGGCTGCTCTTTTTCGAATAAACCTGAAACCATTCTATTGAGGCGCCGGCCATGAATTGCAACTGCATCAACGACCTCGAAAAGAGGCTGCACGCGAAGTACACAGATGAGCTAGGCGCGCCGGCGAGCGCTGAATGTCAGGCGGCTGGCTTCACCTTCGGCAAGTCCGTCCAGGTGATCCACAAGACGGAATTCAAGATCACCGCCAATGCTGCCGGTTTCAAGCGCGGCAAGTCGATTCCCGTCATCGCAAGCTTCTGCCCGTTCTGCGGAACTTCGACGAAAGCGCAAGACGCCTGACCCACTACGTTACCGGCATAGACATGAACGACACCACCATGAATACAGGCGCAGCGAGTCTGTTGCCTTGTCCGTTTTGCGGCGCCGCTCCGAAGTTGATCGTTGGATATTCGCCCCTTAATCACGCATTCGTCGAGTGCGATTGTGGCATGCAGACCGCGCTGAAAGACACCGGCGAGGAAGTGACCGCAATGTGGAACCGTCGATCACCCACCACGCAGGCAGACGCCGCGCCGATCATCAACGGCCATGCGATCAATGACCTGTTCCTCAAGTGGTCGGAGTGGACGACCGAGTTGGGCGAAGCAATCTCGCGCAAGAACATCGACGGCTTCGTGAGCGAACTCCGCGCCGCGATAGCTGCTGGCGGAGCGCAAGAGCCGGTGAAGCAATCGGATGCCCGCTTTGTGGTGATCGGCTACGGCGAAACTGACCATCCGCAGGCAGCGTTCATCAATGAGCGCGAGCAACTTCTGGATGCCGTGCTGGGCATGATGTACACGCATGCGTCCGATGCAGACTCGGAAATTCGCGGAGCCTACGCAAAAGACCTTGCTGACGATGATGAATGGTCAAGCGACGGTATCTGGAGCACCGAGTTCGAAATCGGTGGCATCACGATCTACGACTTGGGCTATGGCTCTGCCGCATCTAACGGGGAACAGAAATGACAACCGCTCAAGTTGTCGCTTTGCTGGTTGTCGCCCTCATGGGCTATGGAATCGGATATGCCAACGGAGCCCGGAAATGACCGCCACTACCAGCAAGCTCGGAGCAGATATGCTGACTGATGAAGAAATTTTCGCCATTGCCGACGACAACGATTCTGGCCGCGCCATGAGCGGGCGACGCCTATTCTCTGAGCGCAACCTTCTTCTGTTCGCCCGCGCCCTGCTCGCCCGCCAGCCTGCCGCTATCGACAAGCAGGACGAGATTGCACGGATCAGATACGGGGCTCTGCGTGACGCCGAAAACATTGCGCGCCTATTCGACCTGGGCACGCCAGACGGTCATGCTATCGCGGACTCTATTCGCAAACTGGCAGAGGCAGAGTGTGCGCAACCAACTGCCGCGCCATCGGTTGCGGCAGAATCAAAGGGGCATGAGGCATTCGAAAAGGCCACGGCGGTAACCGATCCGGTAATGGCCGATTTCCTCTCCTCAGTAGCTGCTTCGCGTGCTAACCCCGCGCCATCGGTCGAGCAGGACGAGCGCGAGGCGTTTGAGGCGTGGGCGCGTACCAACGACGGTAACTGCAATGACAAAGACCTTCAACGCAGCATTCATGACGGCGGATACATTAACAAGCTAGTCGAGCGCGACTGGCTCGTATGGCAAGCCCGCGCCGCATCAACTTCCGCCAATGTGGCGCAGCGAGAGGAACTGACAGTCTGGTACGGTTCGTTGCCGGAAAGCAACGGCAAGACGAATTGGACTGCGATCCTGCACAAAGGGGATATTGCTGAAGGCCACACAATCGACCGTTCTGAGTATCCAGATCGCGTTCGATATGAAGCGGACTGCGTGCGCTATCTGATCGGCGAACTCAAAGAGCGCCCGTGGATTCTCGATTACGACGCCGACAAGCACAGCGGCTACGTTGCCAATGTGGCGCAGGGTGCGGAGGCGGTGGCGACAGTCGAAGATTTAAATCTAGAAGTGTCTGATGGCACCCAGTACAAGTACAAGGGCGCGATATTAAACGCGAAGGGCGATGCTTTGCCGCATGGCACGTCGCTCTACGCCGCCCCGCCAGCACAGCATAAATCCGACTGGCATCCCGATTTCGTTACAGCGCTGTACGACAACGCTGACCCTGACAAGCGTTACACGATGGACCAAATGCGCGAATACGCAGATGCATTTCATCGCTCACGTATCGACGCCGCCCCGCCAGCACAGACAGCGCTCACGGATGATGCGCGCGAATGCCTTGCCGATGTTGTAAGCCACTATCGCGCGCTGTACGCGGGCCTTGCGTTCCAGCTAAACGAAGCGACGGTCAGCGAGAACAGCGACGACATGACGTACTGGAAGCACGAGATAAAGGCGCTCGAACGCATGTATGCACAGGCAGAACGCGCCCTGACCGCCGCTCAATCCGCAAGCGCATCGGAGGGGAAATGAGCAAGCCCAAAATATTCACCGCCGTGTTCCGAGACGTAACAACCGACGAAGCAGGCGAAATAGTGAACCATGCGAAATGGTCAGCCGGATCATGGAGTCATGCACTTGACGACCGAGACGATGCACGCCACGCCCTCGAAGCCGCGAACGCCCGCATAGCCGAACTTGAAGCGCAGATCGCCACTGTAGCGCCAGCCGTCGATGCGCAGCCGGTGGCGCGTGTATGTGTCGAAAGCCTGAAGCCGGGACAGGAGTTCAATACCAAATATTACGGCCGCGTCCGGTTTATCCGTTGGGATCACTACATGGGACAGCGGACAGCCGATATTGAAAAGCTGGACTTCGGAGGTCGATGCAACCCTCTCCCGGAAACGCTTCAAGAATCTATCGACGCATGCGCATCCGCGCAATCAGAGGGATTGAGGAAGGGATAGCAAGTGATTGAAGCAGCAGCACAGCGGATCATCGAATTGACCCGCACTTACTGGAAGATCTGAATATGCCAACCCCGAAGAAGCCACGCAAGGCGCGCAAGTTAGTCTCACGCAAAGACGTCGTATCGACGCTGTTCAACGCCGACGAGCCGATGCAAGGCGAGGAAAAGCTGGAGGTGCTGACTAGCGCGCACATGGCCGCCCTTGCCCTCTCCCGCGGCACCGGCACGAAGAACGAATGGGATACGCTCGTCGTGACCGGCAACATTGCGATCGTGTTATGCGAAAGCGCCGGTAATCGAAACATCGGACTTGAGCCGCTGTACGCTATGCAGAACGCCATGATCGCAGTATGCGAACGCTTTCAGGAGATCGGCCGCTTTGTGCTGACTGGCGACGAGCTGCAAGCGATGAACGCCGGAATCGCATTGTTCGAGCAACTGGTCGACACGGTGAGTCGCCGTCAGTATGTGCGCGCGTGTGCCGAGTACACACGGCGGCTGCACGCGGGCAAAGCGGTTCAGATTCGGCGCGGCCAGGCTACAGAACGGTTTGCGCTCCGTCAGGCGGCATAATGGGAGAGGCGATGGAAGAACTTTGGACGCACAAGGAACTGGCGAAGTTTTTAGGCTACAGCCCGGCATCAGTGCAAACGATGGTTACGAAGAAGCCGGCAAGCCTGCCGCCGCGTGTCGCCGGTCTTGGCCGGCCGCGTTGGGTTCCGTCAGTGGTGCGGGATTGGGTGATAGCGCAGAGTACGCAGCCCGCACCAGCGCAGCGTGGGCGCCCGCGCAGGACGCCCACCGTTGTCTAGCCGAGCTTGGCGGCGATGTCCGTCGCCTTCGGCTCATAGTAGATTTGCAGCATCTTGAGGGTCTTGTGCCCTGTCACCGCAGACAGTTCTAAAACGTTCGGCAGCAACTTGGACATGCGCGTCGCAGCTTCGCGGCGCGAGTCGTGGAAATGCAGGTCGGTCAATCCGGCCTTTTTTTTCGCCTCACGGAACAGAGTGTCAAATGATCCGGCATTCACTGGCACCAGAAAATCATCTGGCCGGCCCTTCGCAAGCAGCGAAAGCAGATCAACGGCACGCGTCGACAGAGGAACGTTGCGCGCGTCGTCGTTCTTCGTCTGCGGCAGATGGATATAGCGCTCGGCGATGTTGACGTCGCGATGCCGAATGTTCAGGATCTCGCCGCGGCGCATTGCCGTTTCGACGGCAAAGACGAATGACCAGGCGATCAGATGCTTCGATATTTCCGGCGTGGCCTTCATGTCCCAACCGAGCGCATTGCACATCGTCTGGATTTCTGTGTTATCGACGCGGCGCTTGCGAGGGCGCGCGCTCTTTGGCCGGCGGATCAGATGCACCGGGTTTTCCTTGAGCGGCATGCGCCATTCCTTGATTGCAGTCGTGAACACGGCCGAAATCAAGTTGAGTTCGCGATTGACGGACGAAGCGGAAACGACGCGCAATCGGTCATCGCGCCAATCAGCCACATCTTGCGGAGAGAACCGGGAAAGCGGCTTCTGGAAGACCTGAAAATTACGGGCAAGCATTTCAAGCCGCATAACCTCCCACCGCTCGCCCCGCTTCGTCGGGCTAACCTCAAGGGCATAGCGAGTCAAAAGCTTTGAGACTGTCGGCAGGGTCACGGTGTTGTCGTCGACAACCTGACCGCCCTCATTCAGCTTTGCCTCAGTAGCGGTCGCCCATGCCACCGCCTCGGGCTTGGTGTTGAATGATGCGCTCACAGGCTTGTGCCCCGCCTTGCGCACGATTGCGCGCCAGCTCTCGCCGCGCTTCTGGTATGTGGCCACGTTTTCCGGTTCCTTTTTGTTTGGCGACGGCACCTGGTACACATCTGGTACAGTCGCACTCTAAATTCGACCAAATGATACCATGATAGTATCCGTGAAGCACGGTTACATCAGGGTTTGACGGTCAACGGATACCGGATAAGTGTCCTCTCCTGGGCACCAAGCACCCTTATAGAATAAGGCTCTGCGGGCGATTGGTACGAATTTGGTACAGTCGCATTAAATCAGGCAAGAAAACATGCAAGCCGGCACCCGTTGCCGGCTTAATTGTATCTGCTCTCTGAAGTTTCCCGGCACCCTCTTTTTACGCCGCTCAGCAAATGGGCGCGCTTCTGTCTCAAATTCAATTGGTAGATAAATCCGCTGGTACAGATGCAGTGTACCGGCGCTCGCAAACCCACGCCAGACAAGCATTTCGAGCAATTGCGCCTGGTACACGTCATTTGCACCAATACCGCAGCAGGATTTTTATTGGCGCGCGGATTCCTCCGTGGTATCTTGTCGCAAGAACGCAGAAGCGGGATGCAAATGGGACTTTTCAATACCGAATCAACCGACCGCCATTGCATCGGCTGCGAGCACTTCGCCGAGTGGCGCGCGGGCGGTGCGGTCATCCTCTGCATGCACGAAGGTAGGCCGTATGTGCAGGCGATGCCGGGGCGCGGCTGCGTGCACTGGGTTCGCGCGATCGGCGCCGACGACGAAGGTCCGATTCATGCTGGTCCGCGAACAAGGAGGTGACGCCATGTTCGAGTACCGCAACCCTGAAGCGATTCTGCAAGTAGTTCTGCCTGACCGGACCAAGCGGAACGAGCACGGACATACGCTTGACGAGGACTTCGAGCACTTATGTGACGTGACCGGCTGTCCCAAAGATGATGCATGGGCCAAGCTCGCGCTCGCGTGGGCATGGACGTCTCGCTACCGTGATTGACGCGTCGGATTTGATGCTGGCGACTCTGCACCCACGACCGTTCTCCGATCCCGACTGGCTGTTCGAGCTCAAGTACGACGGGTTCAGGTGCCTGATCGTGAAAGCCGGAGAGGACGTGAAGCTTTGGAGCCGCAACGGCAACCTGTTCAACGGATCGTTTCCCGACGTCGTGAAGGCGGTCGAGTCTGTGCCCGGCGACTTCGCATGGGACGCGGAACTGACCGTCGACGACGACACCGGCCGGTCGTCATTTGAACGGCTTCGCCAGCGCGCCGTCACGAAGACGCCGAAGAACGTCCGCGCCGCGGCGAAGTCTGATCCTGCGCGGCTGTATGTGTTCGACGCACTATCGATAGACGGCGCCGACATTCGCGGACTGCCGCTCATTGAGCGCAAACTGCATCTTCGCAAATCGTTCGACAATTCGAATACGCTGATTTACGCGAGCGGGATTGAGGATGAGGGACGGCTCGTCTTTGAGCACGTTGCAGAGTTGGGCCTTGAAGGGATGATCGCCAAGCGGATGGACTCAACGTACCAGCGGGGCCGGTCGCGGGACTGGTTGAAGATCAAGTATTCTGGTTATGGTCGCCCTGCCGCGCTAGGCTGGGGCAGAAAATGATGCTCTGCCGGATGGCAGGCTAATGGAGGGAGTGTGAAGGCTAGCGAACCGTGGCCGCAATCGTGGCGCGATCTCGTCGAGGATGCTGTCGAACGCGGTGCCATCGACGGGCAGTGGCTACATGCCGCACAGATGTGGATCGCGTTCGAAGATCGAAATGCGCATGCACAAAAAGCAGAGACCGATTCGCTTACGCGAGATGCCATGCGCTATCGCTGGCTCCGCGATGGCAATTCCTATGCTCCAGAAGAAGCTATGGTCCGAGGCGGGGACGAGTTGGATTCGTTGTGTGATGCAGGAATTGACGCGCCGCAACCTACGGGCAATTGATTGCGCTCATGGCGCGGGAGGAAACATGACGCACGACGAACTTCACCAGAGGCTTACCGAGCAGCTTCAAACGATGCCGCTCGGCACTTCCGCCGACATTACGGACTTCGCTATCGCCTATTGGGACGGACACAAGGTCGTGTATGCGTTCCTACGCGCCGCAGACTGCGGGCTAACTGACGCGCTGCCGGATGGCAGGCTAGGAGGAAAAGGATGGACGTAAGCGAGTGGTTCGACCGGATGGAAAGCGAATGGCGGAGTGCTACGCCTTGGCCGTGGCCGCGCACCATGACGGACGATGAGGTCGAAACGATGCAGCATGTCACCGGCGCGAAGTTCATCGACGGGGTGTTCGTGTATGGCGAGCCGAGAATGCGCTATGACGGTACGATCCGGTGCTTCTCTATCACGACAAAGATAGCCGCATAACCCTGGGCTGATTGATGGGCGCTCAGGCGCGGAAGGAAGGATGATGAGGGCGATCTATGAAACCGCCAGAGCATGAATGTCCGCTCAGTTCGCGCTGCGAGATGGTCAACAGCCAGTTGATCGACTCGCGCGTTGAATACGTGCGCTCTCTCGAAGAATTGCAGGAGCGGCACGACTACTGGCGCGACAAAGCTATCAAGGCACAAAGAGCACTTGAACAGATCGGCAAGATGGTCAGCTATGAGGCTAACGGTCTGCCGATCCATGCTGGCGTGCCGGAGGCTGTGCGAGAGGCGCTAGACCGAGACCGAGCCATTCCAGTGGGAACCGCCACCGCCGACCCGCACCCCATAATACAAAAGCGCGGCCCGCCAAGCCGGTACACCCGAGACTAGCGCAGCTTCTCGAAGCACCGCATCAGCGGTTGCGCGATCGACCCAATGATAGGAGTAGATCGCGTCATGCACCACGCTTGCAGCATGAGCGCTATCGCCGCACAACGCGAACGCGATAGCCAGCCGAGGCACTGAGGCAAAGTCCGATTCGAAGCCAGTCGGCACGACGAACACGCGCCCCGCTACGTCCGAGTCATAGATCAGCGGCGCTGTCAGGCGCCACGTCCCTCGCCCGCTGTTCGTGGCGTCACTGATAAGCTCGACTTGCAGATCAGTCAGGAACTTGCTCATTGCAGCGGCGCACCAGCGAGCGGCGTCGATGCTGCAACCGGAGCCGTGGCGGTGATAGCCGGCGCAAGGCTGATCGCGATATTGAACGCCAGCACACCGGTATCAATCGCAGCGTCGGCGGCCCTGATCTTGTCGGGCGACAGAGACGACGAATCGACCAACGACTTCACAAGCGGCAGCGTCGCATTGACGATCGATTGAAGGTCCGGTTTGGCTACCGACGAGCCAGCCGAGCAAACCTTGTCCACTGCGGGCTGAACGGTCTCGGTCAGCGTCTTTTCTGCGCCGCCAGTGAAGACGCCATCACCCCTCAGAATGGCAATCTCGCCGTTGGCGGCGCCGCATGCGATGCTTACCTGTTGAGCGAACGTGAGCGTCGGAACGCCGGCGCAAGCGGAAAGAGCAAGCGCGACAATGCCTGCCGCGAGAGCGGCGAAAATCTTCTTCATGGGATTGTTCCAGAGAGTGCCGCGGCGCGGCGGGATGGTTACTGCGCGGCTGCCTGCTTGGACGACAAACGCGCGTTCACGTAGTTGATGGCCGCGTGAGCGCCAGCTACCACCACGCCGGCAACGAGTGACGAAACGCTGGCGGGCACCGGCACATGAAATGCAAGGCCAAGCGCCCATTCAACTGCGGGCATGAGAGTAGCGGTCGAGATAGCGACGCCGCCCGTAATAACTGCGGAATTCTGTGCCATGAATGCTCCTATGCTGCGTGGTGGATGACTTCTGCGGCCGAGAACTGATAGCCCTCCTTGCCGTACTTCTGTGCGATCCAGATCGGGAACGGCAAAGCGTGCATGCCCTCGTCTTTGCCGATGTGATGCGCCTTGCAAAGCAACATGCCGTTGACGGTCATGTCGTCGACGAACTGCGTCCAGTCGGTGAAGTTGTCCCAGTCGAACGCCTTTATTGCCTCGCCCCATACGCCGGCCTGTGCGTCGAGCTTGAAGCGGTCCCAGTCGATCATTTCGGCGAACGAGCGCTCGATCGGATGGTGATGTGCTTCGAGCGGATGGCCGCTCTGCTCGGCGGTGGCATTGCAGATGAAGCAGCGGCCACCGTCACGCGCGATCAGTTGCTTGCGCGTGCGCTCGAATAGAGCCGTCGTCTTGCGTGGCTCGTGGCCTGGAATGTTGACGTCGACGGTCAACGTCTCTTTCTCTTCGTGAATCTGGGTAACGTCGGTCATGTGCGGGCGTAAAAAAACCGCCCGAGGGCGGCTTGTCGTTGGTTGGAGAGGATCAGATGCCGAGCGCGTGCTTTGCGGCCTCATACCGCGCCGCGCGCTCGGCCGCGCCCTTCATGGCCGGGCCGTTGATCCGGCGCGTGATCGAATCGAGCGCGCCAGCGTCGGCAAGCGTGTTGCAGCCGTGCTCGACCCAGAACCAGCCAGCGGACAGCGCGCAAAGCGCAGGATCGGCGCGCAACTTGTCAGGCTGCGTCACCAGATCGAGCGAGATGTCATGGCCGAATGCGGCAAAGTTGTCATGAAACGTGAGCTGGATCAGGCCGCTGCCGCGGTATCGCCATCCGTCGCCCGTCATGCTGTCGCCGTTGCCATACTGGTTCGCGTACACGATCGACGCGATGCGCTGCTGGCGCGCGACGGGCACAAACGGCTCGTTCGGCTGCCGGCCTAGCGTGTTGGCTAGCGCGAACGGCATCTTGCGCGGCCACGTCGCCATCAAGCCCGGCACGCCGTAATTGAACGACTCCTGCGATGCCGATAGACCTGCGCTCTCGTGGCCCACTTGCGAGAGAAACGCAGCGATGCGCAACGGCGTGTTCACCGAGTAGCGATCGCATGCGGCTTGCAAGGGGGCCGCGTACTTGGCAGCATTGGCAGCGCTGGCACCACATGCGACCTGAAGCAGTGCGGGCGTGATGGTCATGGCTTGTCCGCTTTGAGATCCAACTTGTCTTCGATCCGCTCAAGCTTTGCGAATACCGCCTTGATCGCGTCGCTGAGCGTGTCGAACGTCTGCCGCATCGAGTTCGCTGTCACGTATTCCTTCGCGCAATACAATTCGAACTCGGCCAGCTTCGTCTCAGCCTTCTCGACGCGCGCGTGAACGGTTCGAAATAGCCACCAAACGACGACGCCGGCCGCAGTAGCGGCTGCGAGCAGCCAACTGTTCAAAACGTTGAGATCCATCGGGCTTCCAAAGAAAAAGCCGCACTAGGCGGCTTGGGGTTGCGATACAAAAAACTGCTTGCGTTTGCGATACCGTATTAGTATCCTTCGTATCGTCATAACAACGAACGCAGAACGGAGTAAACGACATGAAACACTGGACCCTTGCGGTACGACGCGGCACATCGAGCGATGCAATCCCGCGCGTCGAAAAAAATTTGATCGGCACGGATACTGTCACGGTATCCGTAGCGTGCGCGTTCATGGTGTGCGCCGTGCTGATGTTGTCAGCCTGCGGAGGTGCCGATGCGCCGGCGAAGGGCGCCGCGGTTAAGCAGGTCGCGCCTGCTCTCGCGGTGCCCGCATCATCGGCATCCGCCCCTGACCCGGCATCGTCGCCTAGCCTGGCTGATTCGGCTGCGTCGGCGCCTTCCGCCGCATCTACTCCCGCGCCTGCGTCGGCTCCTGCGGCTCAGGTGCCAGCGTCAACGCCGGTCGTCAAGATCGAAGTCTATGGCGACGACCAGATGGCGGGATTCGCCCTGAATCAGTACGGCTTCCCGTCCGTCGTATCGCCCAATGAGCCGGCCGCCCTTCAATCGCTGCTGCAACAGCGGTTCAACGATACGGGCATCACCGTAACGAACCGCGCGACCGGCGGCACATCGAGCAGCCTCTACAACGAGTTGCGCGGCATGGATGGCAACGGAGATCCGTTCGCGGACCGTATCAAGTTATCTGCAGCAAGCATCGTGATCGAGAGCCACACGATCAACGATGCGCTCGGCGGCGAAACCGTGGCTGATTACCGGCAATACCTGGCTGATTGGGTCGTTGCAGTGAGAGCAGCCGGCAAGACGCCAGTGCTCGAAGAATCCGGTCCTGTCTGCGACTCGGACCATCCTCAGCTTGCCGCATACGGGCAAGCGATGGACGACGCGGCAGTCGCCTACGACGTGCCGATCATCAAGCAGTACTCGTACATCCAAGGAATTGCAGGTTGGCAGTCGCACATGACTGGGTGTTTGTACCCGGATGCGACGCTGCTCGCTGCGAAAGCTCAACAAGAACTGGGAGTCATTGCGCCGCTCGTGAAATCTGCGCTCGGAGAATAGAAGTGCGCGCGCCTCGACGAACTGTCCAAGACGGCCGCCCCACGTGTCTACAGTAACCGCCAGGATATACTTGTGGCCTTACAGATAATTACAAAGAATCTGAGGGACGCGTGAAAAAGCTAAGTTCAATCCACTTCCTGCGCATGGTCGCAGCGCTGGGAGTGGTAATACATCACGTCATCACATCTTCTGGCTCGGCCTTTATGCTCGGCGCCGCTGGTGTCGACGTGTTTTTTGTAATCAGTGGCGTTGTTATATCGCTAGCTCTCGAACGTGAATCGGCGCGCGAATTCGGCATGAAGCGCGCGATTCGAGTGCTTCCGCTTTACTGGATAGCCACGGTTATTTTCGCAGTGTTCCGATTCCATGCATATCAGATTGAGCCAACTTTCTCAGATTGGGTCCGGTCTTTCCTTCTGATACCGCGCACCGGATGGGCGCCGATCTATTACGCGGGATGGACGCTCTGCTACGAGGCGCTGTTTTATGTTGTCGCAACGACGTCGATTGCACTTTTCGGACCGATGGCTCGTAATGCGTGCATTGCGCTAGTTATGGCTATTGCTGCAGCCTTCAATCTGCCGTTGCTTCTGGAGTTTGGTGCTGGCATGCTCATCGGGCAATTGGTCATGCAGGGCCGAGTGCCCGACATCCGCCAAGGGCTTTTCTGCGTCACCATAGCTATCGGACTATTCCTGCATCACACTGGTGCCGTTGGTGATGAGCGCATGATCGTATGGGGCATTCCCGCTGCGCTCCTAGTCTATGGGATGCTGGCGTTTGACAGATCCAAGCTATTCCGCAGCAACACCGTTCAGATAGGCGGCGATGCTAGTTATGCTCTGTACCTTTTTCATCTGCCAATCGTTGAAGGAATAGGAATCATCATGCCGCACGGAATTGCCACCGATGCCCTGCAAGTTGTGGCTGCTGTCGGCGTCGCTATCGTCGTGCGAGTTGCTATTGAGCGCCCAATGTTGCGGTGTATGAGTGCCGCGCTGATCCAGCGGAAACTTTCGGCAAAGCTTCCGCCAGAGCCAGCTTAAACACTAAGGCGTCACAAGGTAGGACACCGAATACGTAGTATTTGGCTGTGACGCTGACGGTGCGTTGATCGCATAGATCGTGAACCCCGTCTCCGTCAGAACCGTGGAGACAGGTTGAAGTTTCCACGTCAGCCCGTTGTTCGAAGTAAGCATCACCGACTTCGGCGGAACGGCAAGCGGCGTCGGAAACGTGACGCTGACAAGCGAACCTCCGGCAGGACTGGTGCCCGTGCCGAAGGTTATGATGCCGCTGATCGTGCTCCCAGAGATTTGCGGAGATGGAGGCGAAGTACCAGCGTTCGCGCCGGCCGTAACTGTAGGCGCAGGTGTTCCATGCTGCGTTACAAGCGGGGCTGTCAGGTTCTGAATGTAATACGACACGGCTGATGCCGGGCCAGACACAGCATAAGGTGTCAACGTGGCGCCGGCTGTGCTCACGCGATAGCCGTTAATGCGCAAGTTGTACGCAAAGTTGATCTGGATGCCGGTTGTCGAGCTTCCAGGGTTCCCTCCGACTACCGTCAGCCCGTCGAACTGCTCCTCGTGAATGTCATTGTCTTGCGTTGTAGGATTCAAGCCATCGTTAAACTTGACGCCTATAAATGAGCCCGTGGAGATGTTAGAAAACACCTCAGCCTCATAAAAATAGTTCGTATCGCTGTTTGAGATCAGATCGATGCCTGTCGCGGTCACGTTGAAGAAGTGTAGCCCTACGAACGCGTTGTCTGTCGAGCCAGTTTCAGAGGCAGGACCGGCTAGCCCCAAGCCTTGCCACACGTTGAGCGCGTGCAGATTCTTGAATACGTTGACTGACGTATTGAATGCATGGCTTCCGGTAGCGGTCTGGTAGTAGGCGAACGGCCCCGACGCACCGGCTACCACACCTGCAATGTTGTTCACAGTGAGATCGTCGAACGAGCTCTGCCGCACCGTATCCCACATGATGCCGTACAAGTTGTTCGAACCACTCCCATCGACAGTCAACCCCTTGACGTTCATCCCAACCACTTGGGGGAACGTTGTCGCAGCAGGATTCCCTATCTTTACGATGGGTGTGCAGCACACTCCGGGTGCAGACGCCCCCCATTTGAATGTCGCGCCATATGCATACACCGTTGCTGGAGACGTAATTGCCACTGTCCCCGCCACCTTATATGTTCCAGGCGGAACGACCAGTACGCCACCCCCCGGAATGTTCTGCGCCGCAGTGATCGCGCTATTTAGGCAGGCAGTAGCATCGGTCGCGCCAGTGTTATCGCATGACGTTTGAATCGCGGAAGAGCCAATGAGGACCGGGCCGAGCGCAGACAATCCTCCGCTATCGCTCAAGCCGCTGACAGTCGTTTGCCCTAATGCGAGCGAAGAAGCTGCCATAAGACACAGAAGAAATTTGGATATTTTCACTTTTATCTTCCGTTATTATCCGAATGTGCGGCCTACGCCAGTGAAGTTGAATACGCAGCTCGAACCGTTACCGGATGACGCGTAAAGAGAAATGACCTGCAAACCCGCAGCGGCTACCGTGCCCGCGACCCACGATGCAATTTTTCCATTGGCGTTTGCGACCGCTGAATAGAACTGGCTAGGCGTACCATTAGCTACACCGTTCACATACGCTGTCGCTACCCCATAGCCACCTGCCGCCGTGGAGTTCGCGAAACCGTCAAACCCGCCATCAATCGCATCACCGATTTCTGCGACGAATTGAATGTTCGTCGTGCTTAATTGAACGTTCGTTGTTGAAGTGGTGTTGTTTGATTGGGAGCCCGTATTGAACATCTTCATCTGTTTGTTAAACCATGAACGGACGAAGCGCTGCGCTCCTGAATCGACAAATTGCGAACTCGCGGTGGTGTAAATCATTCCGACGTATGATTTCGTCGCGTCACCAATCATCGTCTCGACCCCAGTCGACGACGTGAGGTGCGATGTCGTGCTCGCGATGATCGACATTGAGCCGGCCGTCCATTGCGCGTAGATGTAATAGAGCGTCGACGCAGATAGTCCACTGTTGCTTATTGCTACGCCTCCGGTCGGAACCTGCCGCGGTACGCCATTGATAATTAGGTTATTGCCGTTGAGCGGAACCAGTGCAAGTGTCGTGGAATTTTGCACTTGAAGTTGGCATTGACCATGCCCAACCTGCCCCATCTGCACCGCATGCTGGCTCTGCGTGGCGGGAGCGACTTGCACTGCCCCGCCGGTCGAGTCGATCAGCACATATGATCCGCCGCCGATCGAGCTATTCCACTGCACCCACACGTCACCGTTTGTCGCGGTCTCGCCACCTTGCAGCGCCGAGTGTGCCGCACCGACTACAGCAACCGCGCCGAGGCCGTCGTTTAACGTAAGCGCGCCAGTGTTTGCGGCCGGAGCCTTGTAGCGCAGCACCATGCCATCAGTGCGCGACGTGATCGGCGGGCTGAATGCGGCGACGTGCGCGTTCGCTGTGCCCGTTGCGACGGCATAGTTAGAGCTGCCCTGCTGGATCATCGCGAGCAGGCTGGCTGGCAGGAACGGAGCGCCCGCGTACTGGCTGATGTTGCCCGACGTGATGGTCGTCGCGCCATACGGTACGCTGATGACCCAAAGGCCCGTAAAGCCAGCGTCAGGCGTCGGCGTGATCTGCGCGCCAGTCGTGGCAGCGACGCCGGCTTTCAGCGAAAGCTGCACCGTGTTGTCGCGCGCGGTCGCCTGCGACGTGCCATTGCCGCTCGGGCCGTTGTAGGCCTGCGATGGATTTGCAGAATTGTAATATGGCAAAACAACGCTGCCCGTGTCCACCTCTTGAAACGCGCCTTGCACGAGGTAGTTGATCGAATATCCTGCAGTCGTCGGCGCCGGGCACGCGAAGTTCACCAGATTGAGCAGGATGCCCTGCTTCATAACCGGGGTTGCGTCCGCATTTAGCGACGAGTAAGCGCCCGTGTCCGTGGCCTGTAGCGAGTACGCGCGACCAGGGTTCACGTTGACGGTCATCCCTGCGGGAGCCGTAGGCACGCAGCCGAGGCCGGAGAACAGCGTCGACGTGCCGAGCATGTCTTGCAGCACGTGACCGATTGCTGTCAGCACGTTCTTGTTCGTGTTCAGCAGGTCGGTTTCGAGAGGTACAGCGCCGGCATATACGGTTTGACGCTTCATGTAATGGCTTCCACAAAAGAAAAACCCCGCTCGATGGCGGGGCTGTATGGGTGAAATGCGGTGTCGGTCGTTAGCTGCTGATGCGCATCCAGACGATCGTTGCGGCAGGGATGACACTGGCCACGGCGGCGAATATGTCAGCGTCTGTGACCGACTGCTGAACCTGACTCAGGTCTGCATACTCTCCGCGCGACGCGGTGCTGTATCCAGATGGCGAACTGCCATAGCCGGCGACATACGGGATGCCTGTGCCGATTGGCCGGTACGCAGTCACGAACGCCTGATACTGGTGAACGAGCGAACCATATGCACCCGCCACGCCGTAGCCGCCGACATAGCCGTACTTTGGCGCGACTGAGAACGTCGTCGATATGCCGTCGCCAGCGCCGAACACCAAGTTCGCCACATTCACCGTCTGAGCCTTCTGTGTGCTCAGGTAGCTTCCAGTCCACGACAGCGATGCGCCGGCAGCAGGCGGCACGGCGAACGTGAGCGCGCCATTTGCAGAAAGCGCGTAATCGGTGACAGTGACTGGCGCGCCAAACGTCGAGATATACGGCGTCGCCGCGCTGGCGGGGTCGAGTTGCGTCCCGAAGTAACCTGTCGAAGCCGTGCCGTTGTTCGCGTCTGGATAGAACAGCGCACGCACGCTCGTGAAAGCGCCAGTGTTGAACGCAAACGAAACGCGATACCAACCGTTCGGCGCGGCAATGATCGACACAGACCCGACGACGTTTGTCGAAGTCGAAACAACCGGATCTGTGCCAGCCATGTTCAGCACAACGCGGCATATCTCAGTCGTGATACTCCCGTCGTAGACACGGATGCCAGTCAGAGTCGCTGTGCCCTTCTGGATGAAAACGCTTCGCGTGGCCACCGATCCCGCCGCCACAGTCGCGACTGCCGTCCGGGCTGATAGCGTGCCGCTCGTTGTCGGCGTAAGCAGTGCACCAGACTGCAATCCATCCGGCCCGAGCAGGCTGTTCACGGCGGCCGAGATGCTTACGAGCGTCCAGCCAGTTCCGCCGACCGGGTTCGAGTATGGATCGAGGTTGGTCCGCGGAGACGCGGAAAGAAGCTGATTGCCTTGCCAATCGTTGCGATAGATTTGCGAAAAGTTGATTGTGATCGCGTCGGTGCCGCCATAGCCGCCAGTATCGAGCGGCCGGCGCGGCTCAACGATGAGCGGCGCGCGACCGGTGAGCGTCGTGAGCACCTGCACGACCGCCTTGCGCGTCGCGCGTTCGCGGAACAGGTTGACCGTGATCCGGTTACGGAACGCGGTATCGCTCTCCCCCGCCGTGCGCGGCAACGTCGGGCCGAAGAAGTCGGCGGATATTAAATCGAGCCAGCCGTCACTCGCGGTAGCGATACGCGTTTGCGCCTTCGCGTAGATCAGGACGGAATACACATTGGCGAAGATCGCCGCGAAGCCTTTCAGAAGCGCGGTCAGGATCGGTGGAGCGTCGCCGAACCAGCCGCGCGGCAGGAGCGCTTGCAAGCGCCCCAGC